CTTTTTTAAGACCGATAGCCACGCCTTGTGCGGTTGATACGGGTTTATTCACGTCACTTGTGTTGTCAGCGTTACCGAGTCCGACTTGAGTTTTAGTTACAGCATGTGGATTTGCAGTATCGGCAACGTGTGTTGCGAGATCTGCTGCCACGTCAGCTGCGTCCGAAGTTTCCCAATCAGCCGCGCTAGAAGTTCCAACGGATATGTATGCAACCTTATTTGTTGTATCAATATAGTGCTGACCGATTTGTGTCGGGGTTGTTGCAGGTGCTGCGGTTCCAAAAAAAATATGTTGTGACATTTAAACTCCTATTAAAACATTTCCGTTGTTATCAACAAGTACTGCAAGTTCATTAGAGACATTTAATCCAGTTAGTATTGTATCAGGATCGAAAGTTGATCCACTCACAGTGGACCATGTTGTATCGAAATCTGTATTTGAGGCTTTCACAAGTGATTGCCCAGTGGTGCCGCCCGTGGGGACGACGCCAACATCTGTTTCTAGAGGGTTTCCGCTTGTGGGTGATTTCTTTAAAAGCTTTGTCATTATTGCTCCAACGGTGTTTTGATGTACACAAACAAATCAGTTGTAGAGACTGCAAAACCTATTGTTTGCCAAAGCCCAGTGGCGGGGGTTGTCTGCGAAGCAGCGCCGAGAACGCTGACATAAACGGGAAGGCCCGTCGTGAATCCAGTGAACCCACTAACGACGCCCATGAATGTTACTTCACACGTTGTCGCGGTTGGCTTTGCTGAGACAACCCCAAAGATGCCACCAGGCATTTCTGTATCGGTATTGTCTGCAATTTTTGTAACGGAATTTACCCCGTTAACTTTAACTAAATCTCTAACCGCAGTTCCAACATCGGTATTGAATTCAACAATTAATTTAGGGGCTTGTATTGCAGGTCCACCGCCGCCGCCTGCAACCCAATAAGTATCGTAATCGGTGCCCGAGGCCTTAGTGAGTACCTCGCCTGTTAAACCGCCAGCTGGAACTCCGATTCCGTTTCGGCCGTTGGCGCCTCCGACCCCCCGCTCCCCTCGTTCCCCGACGCCCGTTTTACCTTGATTTCCTTTAGGTCCCTTGATATTTCCTATTCTTTTCCAACTCATAAAAAGGAGACCCTATGGAATGTGTAATTAAAAAATGTGTCGGTAAGGCTGTGAAAACTGGTTTGTGCGGTGTTCATTATAAACGAAGACTGGTTGGTGATTATACGGTGGATGTAAATAAAAAATTCATTGGCACGTTTGATGAATACCTTAGTACACATTACAAAAAAACAACCACTGGATGTCATGAATGGACGGGTGATCTCAGCGGGGGTGGATATGGAAGAATGTCTTCTGGCGGAAAAAGAATACTTGCGCACAGATACGCATGGGAACTTAAAAACGGACCCATACCAGTGACCAAAGAAATACATCACAAATGCAATAATATTAAGTGTGTTAACGCTGATCATTTGGAAGCCATTTCTGCTTTTGATCATATTAAAAAACTTTCCAGAGATAAGAAAGGGCGACTAATCGCTCACTCAAAAACATAAATATCCCCCGTTTCCAGATCTATGTACATGTCTCCAGGATTAGCCTCTATGTTTTTCGGTTTACCATAGCCAGAAAACCACTTTGTTCCTGGGGACCCTGTCCTGTTTCGTGGCCCAGCGGTTGCCATTTAGATTTAACCTCTACCGAATGTTAGGACGCAACGACAATTAATTACGGATTCAGGTCCGCCTGCAGGGTCTCCTGGCCCATCCATTTCAACGGGTGAGTAACCGTTTATTTCTTGTAAAAACTTCTCATCGATATTTACTTTCACTCCATTAAGCGAAACGTGATCGGCTTCACCATTTTGTGAACCATCGCGCGTACGATCATCGTTTACTGATACCCATTCCTTTTTAAGATCTGGAATGTCGAGTGCCTTAGCAGCTTCGAGGGCGCCATTATTAGATGCCATACTGACCTCAGTGCGTGCAATCATTTCAGCGCGTGAGCTAGAGAGTGATTCAAATTCTTTACGTAATTCATTACGAAGATTTGGAACTGATTCACCAGCATCGATACTTTCAGCAACGATCTTTTTAATTTTAGCGCGTGCTTTTTTAATGTTTGTGCCTTCTATTTGAGAGATAGATTCAGCGGTATGTTTTTCGGCGTAACGATTTATAAAGTCGTTAAATCGAACGCGTGTTTTAGTCTCAAAGTGATGAGGTGATAGAGACTTTCCTGATTCCAATAGAGGTTCACCGAATAGTTTTAAGAAGCGGGTGAAGTGCTTTAGGAGAATCTCCTTAAATTTAGGCGAAAAATCTGTGATGGTTTTTAGAGCTGCGAACTCGGCAAGTCGTGGTTCAACACCGTCGACTGATTCACCTAGGGCTTTAGCCATAGCATCGAACTCTTCTTTAAGGTCTAAGTAGAGTGCGTTCGAGAGGCGATCACGTTCTTTATTGATTTGTTTCCAGACGCGTCTTCTATCTTTAAGACTTAGTGGATTTATCTGCTTAAATTCTGTAACCTGGGATAGATGTTTATCACTATCTTCAAGCAAAGAATCATCGGCTTCTGTGTCGGCCTCATTACTAACATCTTCGCTGCCAGCGTTATCATCTTGTTCAGTGGTCTCGCCATTTTGAGTCTCTTCTGGAATCTCTTCAAGCGTCTCATCTTCGGCAACGTCGCTAAAGTCGTCAAGACTGACTTGCCCGCTGTTAACAAGGATAATGTCACCGTCGTCTACAGGGGAGTACCCGACAGCGGCACGCTTTTCGTTAATGGAGAGAAACCCAGCGCCTGATATCAGTGTGAATTTCTCAGAGCGCTTAGCATCCAGCGCGGGTATCGTGTCAGAGTTGTATTTCAATAATAGATTGTCACCGAAACGTGGCACTAACCATTTGTTCAGCTCATCTTGCAGGTTATCCATCATTGGGAGGATTGTGTCCTCATAGAGTGATAGACGGGCTTCTTTATAATTGTTGAATGTTGAATCACCTGGGATGTTGAGGATGATTGGTGGGACGCCGAATGCAAGAGAGATATCTCGTGAAGCCATTTTGCGGCCTTCGATCCAATCCATTTCTTTAGGCGAGAGTCCCATTTGTTTCCAGTCCATGCCACCTTCAAGTAACAATGTTCTGCCAGCGTTAGAGGCGCCTTCTAGATTTTGACGAATCGTATCTTTCATGTTCTCAAACTGTGTATCGGGTAGTAGTCCGAGTGGATTCGAGGCATCTTGTTTAATTGTAATCACGCCACTTGGGGCGCCTTGATTTTGAAGTAGTGAAGTATTCCATTTACCAGACTCGTTATGTTGATCGATTGAGTAGAGCGCTGATTCAATGGAGCTCATGCCATACCAGTTGTCGGTTGGATGAAAAGTCTTCATATGTAGGATGTTTGATGCGCCTGTGACTTGATCCACAGGGAATATTATTTTCTTAGATGAGGCGGTGAATTCAAATGCCATGGGTAGGCCGATAGGGCCTGGAATGATTTTCATTTTATCGGGGCGTAAACTCCAAAGCTCCATGGGTGCAGCGTTGGGAGTAGGCAATACGGCTTCAATATAAGAGTTACCCGATATTAAGTAGTACGCGATAACGGATTCAGTGAATGCGCTTTGACCTTGCATGGGGTTAGGTTTTCTAAGCAAATCAATAAGTGGGTGTGATTCAATCTCAACGGGTTCACTCATTCCTGTGCGTGGTTTTGTATAGAGGCACCATTTAATTGAACCGCAAGAGCGCGATAAGATTGATACGCATTTATATGCGATGACGTTTATTTGATAGCCCTCTTTAGAGAAGGCTTCGTAGTTTCGGGGAGTAGAGACGGGTTGCCCAACTTGATTGAAGGCGAGGGCTGTGCGAGCTGCGGATTGTTTTCGGTTGAATAGTCGAGTCCAGATGCTTGCCATATTGTAGAGGGTCCCCCGTGCTTTGATTAAGAAGTGCCGTTGTTAACAATAGTTATTCTAACTTTAAAAAAGAGATTTATCACACCCAGGCCGCCCTTAATTGACGTTGTGGAACGCGCACGTAATCAATGAACTGCGAAAAGCTATCTACCTGGTCATCGTGATCGGTTAGTGGAAAGCGTTCTAATTCGGTCATAAAGTCTTCGGTGAATGAGGCATTGAGTGGGAGAAATACTTTACCAGCTTCTACCATTGGAGTTGCGGCTGAGGCGCGTACTTCTTTATCTCTAGATTTAGGGTCATAGGCAATGATCGGCATTCTAGTTTTTTGTCTTAAGCTTTGAATTAAAGAGCTTCCCGATGACTTATCTTCAATGATCACGGTTGATGGGTTGAATTTATTGTAAAGAGATTGCGCGGCGGCTTCTAATTGAGGGGCTTCAACTTTTTGACGCCACACGTCCATTAAATAATAACCCGTGCGAGTTTCGGCCCATGTTGTGCAGACGGTGAAGTCGTTAGTGATGCCGACTTTTTGAGCGCAGTCCCATGATTGGATTATGCGAAGAGTGTGTGGAAGCTCTTGATAGAATTGCCACCATTTTCTTTTAAATAGACCGCCCTCTTGAACAATTGGATTTTGTTGATAAAGCGCCTCAAAGGCTGAGCTGCCGATTATGTTTCTTGTAGAGGTTAGATCTTTAATGTCGTGACGTTCGGGCCAAAGGGCTTCACCTTTATCGTTGATTGCTTTGAATTTAATGTTGATGAAGTCTTTGAATTCATGGTTGCGCTCGAGTCTACAAATAACATCGTCTTGATGCCAGCGTGTACCGATGCCGATCTTTCGTGCGCCAGGAGTTGCGCGCGTGAATAGATCTTGAGTGATAAAGCGCCATGCAGAGTCTCTGTTGTTTTGAGACATGGCTTCTTCGGCGCTTGATACGATGTCATCAAAGATTATTAAGTCAGCGCGAAGTCCTGCGATACCTGCACCTTTTGAAACTACGGTGAGTGATCCGCCTTGAGTGTTGTGTTTCATGGAGACGGAATCTGAATCGGTACGAAGTTCTAATTTAAAAACATCACGATAGATTGGATGCTCTAAGATTTGTCTAATTGCAATTGAAAGCACAGACACAAGTTTCGGTGAACCTACTGCAATTATTATTTTATGTGATGGGTTTTTGCCCCAGTACCATGTTGGAAATAATACGGATGCGATTGTGGATTTAGAGTGATCAGGTGGAAGTGAGATTGTGCAATTCTTTTTTGATGTGAGTGCATCGAACATGTCTTCATGGAAGCTTGGTATTTTCCATTTAGGATTTATGGCTTGCACAAAGCCAACGAACTCGTCGCGTATTAGTTCACGTAGGAATTCATTTTCCGTCATCTGAAGAATCTTTATTAGTCTTCTTTAATTTGTTTTCCAGAACTTTTTGTATCAAACTAATTTTATCCTCTTCGCTAAGTACGGCGAGTCCTTCGATTTCTATAGTGGCATCGAGTTTAATTTGATCTCTGTAGAGTTTTGGAAATTTGTTTTTCATGGAGAAAATCATAGCGGTGGAGTTAAAGTTTTTTATTTTTCCAGCGCTACCAGCGGTGGCCATTGACTCCCACATTTTAAGCTCTAATGACTTGCCTTGTTTTTTGGCCTCGGAGAACTCAGGGTGGATTTTAGCCCATTCGTAAAGAGTATCGAAGGAAACTCTGCAATCGGCTGCAAAAGATTCAAATGAAAAACCTTTAGCCATGTGTGCGATTAATTGTTGGCAATATTCAGGTTTGTATTTTGTAGGTTGACCGTCGGGTCTGCCAGTTGGAGGTGTTGCCATAGTGTTTATTTATTTTACCACAGTGGGCTATTCGGAATCTTTGTCGCGATTCATGAGTGCTTCACGGGCTAATTCGATGAGTGCCAGAAGGTCGGTGCGGTAAATTTCGATCATGGAGCGCGGGGATTCCATGGCTAAGAATTCGAGCTCGTCTAAGTGATCAGGGTCCATTTTAATAGAATAAACGCGATTTAATAATGTGCAAGTAGTTGATTTTTCGAATCACTTTAGATTATTTAACCACCAAATGCAACACAGTGCGTTATAATGAATATATGGAGAATATGAATAAACGAGAAGAACGAATCATAAAAATAATGACCGTTGGAGAAAAGAACGAGTTTCACCTGTTGTTATCCGAGGTTGTGGATAACGGGGTTAGTCGGTTTGAAATTGTGTTGGGTGAGATGGTTGATGAGGATTTTTTCAGACCACGCGTTTTGGACATTATTCCATTGGATTTAAATAACATTGAGCAGTCTCTAATTGAAGCTTTCAGTAGCTACATTGATCGTTACGTTGAGCTTTAAGTTAAAATCCGACCCTACTTTGAAAGTATCCACGGTATACAAATCTAAGGAATTGGGGCGTGTAGTGATTACACCCGCTAATTTATAACGGCCCGCGCATTTTATAAAGGCGTAGTTATCTCAGACCAGGGTGTTTGGGTGTGATCTTCGTTCAAAAGGAAAGCCTCTTTACCTGTGAACTGTTTCCAACGTTCGATAATTACTGAGCAATATTTTGGATCTAATTCCATCATAAAGCATTTACGGTTTGTTTTCTCGCATGCGATTAGAGTCGAGCCTGAGCCGCCGAAAGGTTCTAAAATATTGTTTGCTTTATGATTCTTTAAAATACCTTCCAATAAACCAATTGGCTTTTGAGAAATGTGCTCTTTTTCTTCTCTAACGGAATCGAATTCGACCACATTTGATTCATATATGTTTGGGTCTGTAGATTTTCCAATGTAGCCGTAAAAAATGGCTTCATATTGTTTCATGTACCAACCATGCTTGATTTTATTGTTTTTTTTCCATATTAAAATATTGTGATGTTTCCATCCCGAATTATCGAATGCTTTCAAAAGATTGTACAAATTACGATCATTGCTCATAACGAGGCATTCACAGTTTTCAGCGAGTGCCTGACTTAATACAGGAACCCACTCTGAAAAATCTGGGGTTTCAAATAGATTTTCTTTTTTAGTGTCTTTAAATACTTTGTCAGACCAAGAATTTAATAATGGTACAGTGACACCGCCTCCAACCATTTTATAAGGCGGATCCGTAAAAACCATATCGGCCTTCTCGCCATTCATAAGCATCTCAACATGCTGAATGTTTGTAGAGTCTCCACAAAGTAATCTATTATTTCCGAGAATAAATAAATCACCGAGTTTAACTTTCGATACAACATTTTCAGGTACTGAATCTTCGTCCGTTAAACCAATGACGGGATCAGGTTCAAACGTAAAATCCCTGAAGCCCAAAAGCGTTAGATCAAAAGGTTGCAGATTCTCAAGGTCTTTATGTATTTGGGACATGTCGATTTCCGACCACTCCTGAACACTATTATGGCTAATAGAGAATGCATACATTTGCTCTTCTGAATCAAACTTTTGCATTACACATGGTACTTCACTCATGCCTAACATCTTGCAAGCCATCAAGGTTCCATTGCCTGTGATTACCTGCATGCTATCTAAATCGACTGTTAGTGGATCTCTAAATCCGTGAGCTTTAATAAGGTCTGCTAATCTTGCAATCTGATCTTCAGGATGAATGTTGGTGTTTTTGCTATAGTGTTTTAATTCATTGATTGGAACGATTGTTATATTCATAGAGGCCTCTGAGTTTCCATTCGTTTTTGTTCTTATTTATTTTCAATTTAAGACTCTTACTAATTTTCAGGTGCTTCCAAGATAAGCCATTAATTATTAGTATGATATTTTCTCTAGAAACTTTAAATTTTTCAGATAACGATTTCGATGAAACACCATTTGCATACAATCTCATTATTTTTAATACTGATTCTTCGTTTAATTTTACCATGGAATTCTTGGTACCCTTGCCGCTTGTTCCATGTTTTATTTTGTGTTTTGAATTTTGCAGTGGCGTAACCCATGCAAGATTATCTATCCTGTTATCCGAATGTATACCGTTTAAATGAGCGGCCTGATGTTTGCTAGTTGGTGGATTCCCACTGAACGCAATCAACATTGCTCTGTGTATGTAAACGTCTTTTGGCATACCTGGCGCGTGTAAACAGACTCTATAGTATAGATTTTTGTACCCACCTGGTCTTGGTTTTAAGCCGTTTATTAGTTTTGACTTCCATCGTGAATTCTTATTTATGACTTTCCCGAGACTAGAAATACAATATCCTGGATAACCTTCAATATCTTTCCAATACTCTTTGACCTTATGTTTAATTTCCATATTATGTGGGTAGTATGGGGGATAAAATGATTTCAAACAATAATGTACAGATAAATTCAAACGAATTACTAAAAAGTTGCACGGACAAGATGCAGACCACAGTGATGTTGGGAAGATGTCAGCGATTTTTAAATTGGCTGGAGTATGCGGTGTTTTGCAATCCAGATGAGCGTCAGCCAAGTGCGGTAGAGATTTATGCGACCTTTAAAAAAATGACGGGCTTGCAGAGAACTGAAAGTGAACGCACAATGGTTGACTGTGAGCAATAACGATCAAGACGATAATCTAATGAGTATGGTGTCTGATATGCAGCAAGCATTGAAGGTGCTTCGGTATCACAATGATTTAATGATCAAGGCGCTTAAGGAGATCAATCACAAATCGCACAACGTGGTTAAGCATGGAGCGATCGATAAGCAGCTTCAGATTGATACACTCGGGAAGCTTGCGCAGGAGTGTTTAACTGAGATCGGTGCGCTAGAGAAAGTTATTTAGAATCTTATGTGGCTAGGGATGAGCAAAGAAGCCAAGGATGTAATTTTAATTTCAGCTGTGATTATTTTTCTATCCATGAGCAACGTTGAAGCCACGACGATATTTGCGATTGCTTGTGGGCTTATGTATCTCAAGGAATGGGAAAAGGATTAGCTGTCAAACAATTGGATGTTTTTAATTTAAAGTTTGATATTCTGACTGTGGGGTTTTCAGGGGCGTCTTTTGAAAGTTTCATAAATATTATTCTCCAAAAAATGTTTGTTAAACTCTTGCCCTTGAAAGCCCCACTTTACATAGCTTTACTTTGTAACTTCGAGTTCCATTCTTGTGCAAGCGACATGAGTTCCTAAAGACTGAAATCCATCTCCTATTTTCCAACCATCGTTTTTAAGCATGTATTCTGGAAAATCTTTTCGCGGAAAATACCCATTCTGGATAGCGAAATACATATGGCTCACTCCGTATTTTTTATCTGAGACAAGATGCCTACCAAGATCACAACGCATGCAACCAGCTCCGCAAGTGTTTCCCTTTTGAGATTCAAAGATGTAAAAGCCTTCATTTTTACAAAACTGACAATTATTGTTTTTAGATAATGTCTCGTATATTGATTCCGATTTTTTAGTAATTCCTAGTTCTATACCTACTTCTGATATTTGAGATACCGATGGGAAATGGTCGTACTTCTTTAAAGCATAACCAAACAGTCTAGGTAGATCGGCAACCTCAAAATGGTCCCTCAGGTAAACCGAAAGCGCCTCCAGGTATCCGCTCCGTGGTTCCATTCGGAAATTGTTTTTTATCTTTTCCAGATAAGACCGAATCGTTTCCAGCTTGTTCGACGAATTCTCGTATTCCATTTTTAGTTTCCTCTCTTTGAATTGCACGTTTAACTGTTACATTTTCCATAGCCTTGCCTTGGGCTATTTTTTGGATTCTTTTCTCCGAGCTCATTGCCCACGCATCTAACTGGACATACTGCGTTATCAAAATGCCAAAAGGATGTCCTTGTTTAGTTACCCAAGGGTCATTCCATTTAGGGTACAGACGACACAGGTCGATCGCCTTGGCGATCGGAACTGACCTAAGCCACGAACTGGCCTGAGAGTTCTCTTTTGCACCCCAGCCTGGATAATCGTGTCCAAACTCCTTTTTGTAACTTTCAAGGAATTCATTTTTTACTAATATTGTTTTTTGAGTATCTTGGATAGGCTCACCCACTGCGTACCTCTTAGAACTAGAGGTAGAGGTAGAGGTAGAGGTAGAGGAAGAGGAAGAGGAAGAGGAAGAGGGCATAGCAGTCGGCACAGTTCGCTTAGCGACTGCTTGCTGTAACTCATTGTTTTTATTACGTAGCGCTTTTCCACCCTTGGATGCGTTTGCTCGTTGTAGACGTATCCATTCATTAAACTCTTTTGACCCTTTTACATAAAGCGATTCAGAAGTACCGATCGCTAAGCCAACCTTGCCGAGTGCTTGAATCCACCTTTCTGGCATAACTCCGCGAGCATCAAAACTTTCTCCATTGTTCATTTGTGAAAGCCTAATCGCATTTAACATTGCACTGTCAGCCTCGAGTCCTAGCTCGACGATAAGCATCGAGCGCCTTGGATCGCTCCACCATTTTTCTTCAATATTGATTCTTGGCATAAAAACACCCCGCGCCCTGCATTTTACAATTGTGAATTTTGTCCCGACATGAGACTATTGACTCACAAATCATTTCCGCAAAATTTGATTTAAAATCCCTCGGTCGTGGTTGTAAACAGCCCACTGAGGGATTTTCGTTTTTTAGTAACACCGCGTTTAATTAAAATATTACAGCCCAGAAAAGAAAAACCCTCAGATGATCGTTAGACCACCTAAGGGTTGTTTTAGAGTGATTTTGCTTAGAAACAACTCTAGAATTCCGAAGAACAAGCTATCTAGTAGCATATATCGTTTCATAGTTAAATTAAATAAAATCGCTCTTTTTTGTTTATTTATCCGAATTCTTGTTTTATGACTAACCCTGCTTAGAAACGACACACATCAAATTAGCTTTTTCATTAAATAAGTCGTTTAAAACCATTGTAGCCCTTTGAAAGGATTCCGCATGGATAAACAATCGCTTATTCAAATCACCCAAACACTCTCAAACCTTGAGCGCGCTATCGTTGAAAATAACGGTGAACTAACCCCTGAACTAGAAGCTGCCATTTCCATTGAAACAATCTCAAAAGAACAAAAAGTAGACGCCTACTTCTCGATCATGGAACGCTGTAAATCTATCGAAGCCGAATTAAAAACTAAAATAGATATCCTATCCAACATGGCCAACAACGTTAAAACGATCCAAAATCGTCTTAAATCGAACATCAAAGAAGCCATGCTGATTACCAATACCTCTGAGCTTCAAGGCAACCTTGTACGGTTTAAACTATCCACAGGCGGTTCTAAACTCTACATCGCTGACGAAGACATGCTTCCGAGATCACACCTTATCGAACGCACTGTTTACGATATCGATAAAGATAAAATTAAAGCCGACCTTGAAGCTGGACAATCTATCGAGGGTTGCCAACTTGTTCAAATAAATACCCTTCGCACTTACCCCGCCATCAACTCAAAGAAACTAGGAGATCAATAATGGAAAACTCTAAATCAACCGACATAATTCCCCTCAAGGACGTTGAACGAATGGCTATGGCTATTTCTAAGTCTGGACTCTTCGGCGTTAAAAACCCCGAACAAGCCCTAGCCCTAATGTTGGTTGCACAGGCCGAAGGTCTTCACCCAGCCATTGCTGCCAGGGACTACGATATTATTAATGGCAAACCCGCTAAGAAATCTGAAGCCATGCTGCGAAGTTTCCTGCAATCAGGCGGCAAAGTTAAATGGCACAGAACCGACGACACTTGCGCAGAAGCCACATTCTCTCATCCAGCTGGCGGTGAAATGCGTATCTCATGGGACATGGAACGCGCAAAAGCTGCGGGACTCGATAATAAAGATGTATGGAAAAAATATCGACGACAAATGCTTAGAGCGCGACTCGTCGCTGAGGGCGTTCGAGCAGTGTGCCCCATGGCCACCAGCGGAATGTATGTCCCCGAAGAGCGCGACGTAGCCCCATCAATCGACATTACTCCTGAGGTCGAACCACCAACAAACAATGAAGAAACTATCTTTCGAAACAAGGATTCTGAGAAGATTACACAGGCTCAGATTACGCGCCTATGGGCAATTGCTCATGAAGCTGGATGGAGCAACGAAGATGTTCATGCAAACATCAAACGAACACTCGGACTCGATTCAATAAAAGATTTACCCAGAGGGGTTTACGACAAGTTCTGCGACTACATGACTACAAATAAAAAAACAGTTTCCGAGTACGACGATAGCCCATTCGCAGTTTCCCATAACCCACTCAACAAGCAAGCCCCACACGGAGTTGTTTAAGCAATCATATGGACTCTTGGAATCAACTAATAAAATACAACCGAAATGAATTAAAAAAAGCAAAAAAAAGACAAAGCATTATGTACAAATTCATAAAGAGCTTAGCCAAATTTGCAGATTTCGTTGGCGAAAAAATGAATCATAATAAAACTCACATTCTAAACCTTGAAAAAGAACTTAAATTCCTGAGTAAACATGAAACTAAAAGTAAAAGCCGAAAAACTACTACACAAAAAGTTTGAAGAGGTCCTTAAGACTATGCGACTATGGCCAGAATATCAGAGAGACGTCGCTCACGAGCTTCTTAAACACATTCAATTTCAAAACGAATCAATTGAAAAACTCGAAGAACAAATCCGTAGCTATAAAGAAATCGAATTCTTTGAAGAGAAAAAACAAATTGAACTAAAACAAAATATTATTGACGTAACTCCGCAGCTCTCTAAAAGCCTTAAGCCCGTTGAGAAAACTCAAACATCTCGCGCTGAACGCTTCTATCATATTCTTAAAGAACGCATTCACGACAAGTACCTAAACCTAAACCCATCTATGAATATCGATGACATGCTATCCATTGCTAATGAATGGGCCATCGCCTATTCACTCCCTATACTTAACAGGGAGGATTTTAATAATGGAACAGTTTTTTCTAACGGATTTAAATCGAAGACACAGCCCCAGGGAGGTCGAGATGCTTAATGAAACTATAGAAAAAATCATTGAACAAAGGGACGAGGCACGTGGCATGCTCGCTGAAATGTTTCGCCTTCGCTGCGCCGTCTATAACCAAAATAAAATGAAATACGTTTATCACGTACCTGAAATGTATTTTGAAACTCGTGACTATTTAATAGAGCACGGATTTGTGAACAAGGATGATTGTAAAGTTGTTGGGGATGACGAATGAGCTTCTTTGTGGGTTGGTATTTCTATTTTCTTAGAATCTTTTGCAGAGGTGACCATATGTTCGCTCTGAAAGTAACAAGTGTGGTGAATGGAAAAACATTAAAAGTATACGAATGCATGAAGTGTTACAAACTGATTGGATTTGCAGAATGAAATACTTATGCATTAGCCCACACGGCGAATTGGAAATATGGGAGCAATCGTTTGAATTTAATTTCTGGAGACCACTATTCATGGCAAATAATGAAATGGTGACGCTCTCTGGATTTATCGAAGGCGCTCCAGAATTCTGGGGACGCGAAATCATCGAGGAGTGGATCGAGTGAAAATAAAAATACCAGAATATAAAGATATACCAGGACCAAACAGAAAAAGTATTTCAACAATGGAACATATTGAAGAACCTTTCGTTCCAGAAATTCCAGGATTTGAATTTGAAATGAAAATTGTTGGTACAAAAGAAGTTGTCACACGATGGGTTAGATACGAATGGGTAGTTGATTACATTAACTCTATAAATAAATATGAAGATAAAATTTAAGTACAACGGCATTTTAACCAACGGCTTAGGCAACGAGCCTGAAGGCATCCCGCCACTGCAAGACGTTAAGGTCTACAAATCGCTAGGTAGAAGCATGGTACATGGAACCATGGAGTTAAAAAAAGGCGATGTGATCGAATGGATCGACACTCATAGCAAGATTACAGTTTTTGAAAGTGGATTTTACGCACTTATTTTTGAGGAGACGAAAGATGAATAATAAACATATAATTATGGTTTTAAAAGTTAAGGACTCCGATGAGACAATACTTCACGGGTCATCGAAAGACGTTTGCAGTGAGTGCAAAGAAGATGTCTGGGTCAGCCGCTCAAGTATGCAAATGAGAAAAGAAAACGAATCAATACTGATGTGCAGTGATTGCCTTTCAGAAAGTGGTAAAGACTACCTTCTTTCATTGCCATCAAAAGAACAAATCGACGAAGTTAAAGCAGACATCATTTACAAGAACAGTAACTAGGAATGAAAAACGTATTTAAAAATATACTGTGGATCTTTTTTGTCTTCATTCCGTTTGCCGTTGTGTTCTTTGTGTTTCTAATACCAGTGGCCACATATTGTTATGCGGAGGATCTTTATGAAAAACAAACTAGATCCGACCAGTGATCCGCTGCACGGGCAATCATTTACCTACACGCCTCCAATTGCGGGCGTTTACACAATAAAAAGAGAAGCCACGCTAGAAAATGGCGACACTGTAATAATGGGCGCATTTGTCGCTGGCACTGAACGAATTGAACGAATCAAACCCAAGTGGTGGCAATTCTGGAAACCCGTTATCGAGAAGCACTACATTTATTTTAAGAGGGATTTGAAATGAGCGATGTGGAAACTAAAATAAAAGAGCTTATTGAGATTGCGAAGGCTGCGACGCCTGGACCTTATCATATTGGGCACATCGACGAATACATTCCTAATCTAATGGACGTAGAAAATCACGAATGCGTTATCGTCGCTGAAGACATTGACGGGAAAAACGCTCGGTATCTTTGCGCATTTCACCCCGCCTTCGTCCTAAAGCTCATTGAGTCGTGGAGTGAAATGCATACGGCGTTGGAATTTTACGGGGACAAAAAGGTTTGGCACTGGTCACACGCTGGATTCAAAACAATGCATTTAAATTGTGATACCGATTTAGAAAAAATGAATCCTCTTAGGCAACCAACAACAGAGATTGAAATAGCAGGTAGACGTGCTCGCGAAGCTCTAGCAAAAGCAGACAAGGTGTTTGAATGAGCGACGTAGAAACTAAAATAAAAGAACTAATTGAGTACGCAAAGATTAGTGAAGGTGGATATTACCAACCAGAATACGTTTCTAAATTTAATCCAACATTCGTCATGAAGCTTCTAGAGTCGTGGCTTGATTTTCACAAAGCAGCTGACGGATTAAAATATGGAGTGGATTGGAACAACGGTACTCACGCACAGGTTTACAGACCTAAGCTTTTAGAGGCATTAAAAAAATCAGATGAGGTGTTTAAATGAGTGAAAAAGATTCGGCTTTGAAGTTGGCTCTAGATTTAATTGATAAAGCTGGGAGTTTAGATAGGGAAACTTTTGCGCCGATAATTGCTATTGCACTAAAAAAAGAGCGCGAAATAGGACGCCTGGAAGCTAATCGTGCTATCGAGTTTCCTACTGAAATTCCCGAAGATAAATTCATAGATGTTAGAGACGAGCGATGCGAACTTGTGCGCTTCGTAGAGTTAGATTGGTTTCAACAATCAATAAAGGCTTTAAGCGAATGAAAATCAAAATCGAACTAGATCTAGCAGACCCCGAAGATAAGATATTTTATGAGGAAGTCTACTCTTATGCAGACGAGAATCATGAAATTGTTTACCGATTAAAAGAGCTCATTCATGAAATGAAAAAACATGAGCGTGTTAAGATAGAGAATGACCTCATTAAAAAAATCGAAGACATTATTCTTGGAGAAATTTAGAAATGAGTGTCGAAACTGACCTTCTATCTGGCAAGACTCAAGACAAAGTTGAGAACCTGCTACAAAAATACCCCGAGCTAAGAGACAACGACAAAACGCTATTCTTAACCTACCTAAATCTTTACCACGGACTGAGAGACAAATTAAGATCGGCGCACGATCCATACGAGGTATTCAAAGAAATAATACTTAGCGAAGACGTACCCATGTTTGAGAGTGTCTCAAGGGCCAGACGTAAATTACAAGAAATGCGCGCGCACCTGCGCGGACAATCCTACGATGTAAAAAAAGGCTCCGCTGAACAAATTAGCCTGTGGGCAGTAAAGGGGTAATCGTCTTGTGATACAATTCGAAGTAGTTGGGGGGGTGTTAAAATGTCTGAGGATCTTAAAATACTTTTTATTGAGGCCTATAAGGCCTGGATTGAAGCCAAAACATTTTCAGCTAGAGAGTTTGCTTGGAATGAATACACGCAGATCAGAGATCTATGGCTTGGAAAGGGAACGGCTTATCAAATCTGGTCAAATCAAATTGACAGATCAACAACAAACGCAAACAACGATAAGGAAAACAATTAAAATATATGACTACACAAGGTTTAGAGCTTAAAATTCTGAATCAACTTAGACGCTATATAGAGGACCTGAGGTCACAATTAAATCAAACATCGGTTCACAACTGGCCCGAAGCCAACGAGATTTACTCAAATCTCATTCAAAAAGCTTATCAACTTGAACTAGACGATCGACTCTACCAAGATGTGGAACATGAAGAATATCTTCCAAATTAGCATCACGGTCATTTCTTTTTTCATGGCACTATATTTTTACGATCTAAATGAATCACGAAGTAAAAAAGAAGCCGCAGCTAAATCAGAACGTGAATTAAAACTATCCATGGATAACGAGCTTCAACTAAAGTTCAAAAACTTTATGGTCTGTCGCGGGAACTACAAGGTCATCGAGAATAATCGTTGCATGTGGTGTCAGATCACATCAAAGCAAACCGCTGTGGATTGTTTTAAAATGGTATCTACTTATTAGGAATAGCGCATGGACAAACGCAATTGCCCTCGATTTCGAGTCCTCGAAAAGAAAGACGATTCTTCGGGTCAAAACTCTTTATCAGACACTGACAGCGACACGCCCCAATGGGTTCTACTTCTGATTGTTTTTTCAAGCCTTGTTTTTTTACAGGCAATTCTTCGCCCCCTAATTCTAGCACTGGTTCGTTAAGATCAAGTGCAGAGTCCACGTCGAAATCTAACGTATCCTCATCTTGTGCGAACACATTCATACCTAAAAATAATATGGTAAAAAGTATTGCGTACTTAAGTATTTTTCTCGTCACTGAATAACCCTCGCAAGTTTGCTTCGAATATCTTTCCAAGCCGAATACCCTGGGAATCCTCCAGCCCACTTCCACGCTCTACAACTAAAAGCTCCCCTGCTTTATAGTAAACTAATTCTTGCGAAGTTCGATAGTAAATTAAATACCCAGCCCCCTGGTGCTGCGACAATAAGGAGAGCGCCTTTAACTGAAATTGATCGATTTGTGAATACGTGAATCGGTTACTAGTCGTGCTTTTTAAATCTACAAATATAACCGATTTGCCAAAGCCTACGATGTAATCAAATGGAGTCTTCACCCGCATGGTTTGTTTAGGCCCAATTTGCCTGCACCCATCTGGTATGCGCACGCATGAGATTCCAAGCTGACGGCAACGAATCTCAAAAAACCTTTCAAACTGCTCACCTGAACGTTTTGATTTAAGTCCAGCTATTCTTTTCTTAATATCCACAAATTCAATAAAACACGTTTACAATGATTCTTAAAGTATCAGGAGGTTTCTACTATGCCTGTTATAGATCCATTCTTTTTAAACGAGGTTCGCAAATTGCCTTGTTTATGTTGCAGCAAACCTGGCCCAAACGAAGCCCATCACGTTAAAAGTCGAGGCGCTGGCGGCGGGGATACGTACTTCAACATAATTTCGCTTTGTAACGAGTGCCATGTATCAGGCCCAAACGCCTGGCATAAGATTGGTTCAATCACATTCCTGTACAAATTCCCGTGGGTCATGAGCTACCTCGTTCAACTTGGATGGCAAGTGCATAACGATAGACTTATTCCGCCACTAATGTTTGAGGAACTCTAAGGAACCGACATCGTATTATTTTTATAGAATCTATATTGAATAGTTCGACTATCAAAGTCGTGATACCAGTAAAAAGTATCCCATTGAGTTACAAAAAGACTTGTTATTTGCTGATAATAATCAATGGCCATATCGTCAGTCGGATCATAAAATACTTGAACCTTAATCCAAGTTTGATTTGTACCTGTTCTTTTTTCTGGCCACACAACCGCAGTCCGTCGATTCGTTCCAATCTGTCCAGTTGTATATATACTTGTGAAATGTGATTCGTAATTAATAGTTCCCGATCGCACAAGCTTTTGAAATAAAATTAATTGATTTAACTCGGTCTTCAATGCATTTTTATTTGTAGTTAGTACTGTATCAGCGGCGGCACGCGCCGTTATCTCAGCGTCTAAGCCGTCTTTAAGGTAGTTATCATTTGAACCCAATTTGATGTATTGAGATTCAGCAACAAGTGAATCCTGCGCCCCCTCAACATCGTTAACGGTAGAAAAACTTGAAGGTAAATCAGCCATATCAAATACTCAAAATAATATCGTTATAAAGACTCCAGGTAATTGTCTGAGCGTCTTTGTTATGAATCCATATTCCATAGTCCCAGGTGTTTGGATTAACGGATAAATTATAATAGTTATCCAACCACATATCATCCCCGTCATCGTTAAACACCTGGAGCTTTGCCCACGTCTCTCCTGCGCCAGCGCGCTTCTCGAACCAAAATGTAGCTACCCTCTGAAGCGTACCTAAATCAAAACCTCCAATACCAATGGTACCAGTGGCTACCCTTAAAGGTACTCGAATCAGCGTGTTTATGTATGTTTCAATTAAATCAATTTCCGATTGAAGTGTGTTATCGGCATTAGTGCGTGCGGTGATTTCAGCGTCCAAATTGTCTTTAAGGTAATTGTCGTTCTGACCAAGCTTAGTGAATAGAGACTCGGTAACTGGAGCGTCAGGTGCTACTTCAACATCATTTACTTTTGTGAACGTACTAGCTAAATCGGCCATTAAAATTCTCCCTAAATCATTTTAAATTGCGGTCGTGTATCATCAAAAGGATCAACATTGCGCATGCTGCAATAAACAATTCGTTCGTCGACATCTTGACTATTATAAACTGTAAACTCCATTACATCCCCAGCTAACGGGGTAAATGATAGCGCTGTCTCAAGCGTAACCGTGTTTCCAGAAATACTTAATATACGAGAGGTCCCATTACGCGTAACTCCATTTGGGGATCTAACCCGAACGGCTGGCGTTCCGAATCGTTTCCATTTTAAATACTCGTTTGATCCGTATCTAGATGCAAAACTATCTTCAATATTAAACACGGTTGTAGAGCTTCCAGATTTAACTAAGCTTGCAGGTGAAACAAGCGCGTATCTATTTGCGCCAGTGAAGTTTGTGTCAACAACCGATATGGAAACTTTGCCCGATTTAATATCAATACTTTTATTTAAGACTTGAAAAATTCTCGACTCACCTTCGCGAGTTCCTGATTTAATATCCGTTACTTTGAGATCTTGGAGATCAAGTATAACGTTATCACCGATATCAAGATTATAAACATCTCCGAATCGAACCTCAATCCCGTCAATGAACTCACTTCCACGCTTGTACCTATTTAAAAACCTATTCCCAGAACTCTGCGCTAATGCGGGACCGCCCGTCGTTGTTCGCATACCTTCGCTATCAACGGTGATTGCACGCTGGCCGACATTGAAGTCAGTTACAGAAGTACTGTCTTGAACTATTCTAATTGTTTTGAAATCTTTGGTGAGTGTATCACGATCAAAACGATAAGTTGTCGTGTTGTAATAATTTTTAGAAAGACTTCTTTTAATTTTAAGTTTGGAAATATTTTCAACGTTATCTTGAGTGATCGTGATTGTGTCAGCCCCAGGGATGGGCGGTGAGTGAAATCCAATAGAGCTTCTACCGCGCCTAAGAATAGAGAATGCGGTTATAGGTCTAAGTATTTGCTGCTCAATAAACTCTCTGGCCTCAACTGGGTCATCGATTCTAAAATCATAATTAAAGCCGCCTAAGAATAATCTATTAAGCCTATCGAACTCTGCAAGGTCGACTTCGTTGGGGTCCATTTTGCACCCATAACCAAACGTGTCCCATTGCGAGCGGATAGATAAGGTTGCTGCGCTATCGAACTCGGCGGTGAAAGTAACCCCATCTAAAATTATATAAGAACCATCATTGGTTGTTTGTATTTCTAAAATCTGTTTAGCCGAAACGTTGTTCGCGCCAATAGCTGAACCAGTCGTTGTTACATAATCACCCGTCGTGAAGCCGTAGTCTTCAGCAACGTTTACACCGAAAAAGAATATCGCATTCTCAACCTGCTCAGTTGGAGATAGATGTTCAAAGCTCTCAATTGCTATACCAGTTTGATAGTATCCGTTCTTTCCGCTGATCATGAGCTTTCTAGCGATATCAATTCCAGCGCCGTTAAGACGGACTAAACCTAATACGTCATCTCCAGCTAAGTGAGCGCCCTGTGCGTAAACAAGTGGCGAAGTATTTCGAGTAACACCTGTTAACTGGTTGCCAGATATGCCAGTGTATTTAAAATACTCATCATTTATGCGAACGAATAATTCGATTGTGGAATCATAAGTACCATCGGGACCTAAATATCTTATTGGGAAATTAGAAGCGTCCGTTAAATCAATTGTAGTAATTGAACCAACGTCTGATATCGGAGTCACAAGAGTCGTTGAACCTGGAATAAATAATTGCTGTCTCTTCTTTTGCTCGGGACTCGTTAGAAATATCTTAACAAGTCCTGGCCCTGATTCGGTAGTCTCAATAATCCCCTTGAAGATTGTTATGTAGTCTTCAGGGTAGGCGTTATTTGAAAAACCAATTTGAACTGTGCAAGCTCTACCAAGTATCTCTGTAACGGGACCTACAGCTGGTGAAATTATTTCAGTTAGCTCATTATTCTTATCTATTAGCGCAATCACTAAGCCACTTGCCGAAGTTCCAATGCCTTTATCGGGCTCTAACTGTTGCGTGATTCGAGTAGTCGTTCCGCCTGAATAGGAAATGTAGTCCGACTGATCTTCTATTAATTTGTAACCACCAATATACCAAGTATCACCCAAGTAATTGTCGATATACAAATCATCTTGGCCTATGCGAACAAACTCATAAATTGCAGTGGCCCCAAACTTTGTAGGTATGCCATCGATAGAAAATACAATCTGTGGATTTATGTTCAACTGGCCAGCAGTTAACTGAGCTGTGAGTGTTAAAGGAGTTGTCATTTACTTCCCTTAATTGCTTTTTTAATTAGCTCTTCATTAGTCTCTGGTGGATAACAAACCCAATCATGCACATCGTAAAGTCTTTGTGTATATATGCGCTTGCTAACGTCTTCTATCTGATCATTGCCGCAAGAAAATCCTACGATATCTCGATTGACAACACACACAGGACCATCGACTGGATTCTTGGTTGAACTACAGCTTGCGCAAAAGCCCACTAATACGTAAAGCGACATCAGCTTTTTCTTCATGGGTTTTACTTTTCTTAAGTGCATCCGTTACCCTTTCGATATCCTGTATGTATTCTAAAAGCTGCTCATCTGAAGTTCCAACAAGTACCTTCCAAAGTTCTTGAAACAATCTTATCACCCGTGGCCCCTGTGAAACTAGATAGAGCAGTCTTTTAAAAGTCATAGGTAGACCTAGTGCGATCTATTTGCGCTTGCCCAATCAACTATCTTTTGAATTATTTGAGCCGCTTTGTTCACGTAAAGATAAATCTTATCGTCAACCTTGTTCTCAGTCTTATCCTTAATAACTTCCAAAGCTTTCGATAGTCCGCTTAAAAAGAAGTTTAAGAACATCGCTACAACAATCACTGATCCAACCAACCCGCCATTTGTTTCTAAAAATGCATTCATTATTAGGCCCCCCTTTTGAATTTAACCATATTAAGTCCGATGACTTCAATAGCACGCTCCACGCCGCGCTTGCGGTATGTCTCGCCTACTACTTTCCATGATACCTCAAGAGGCAATTCGCAGTGTGGCTTATCCACAATTGACTGAAAATTGCCACCCCAAATAAGGCCTACCTTTTGCACCGCAGCTGCAAACTCGGGCCAGTTAGCCTTATTCCATAGATCTTGATTTCTAAATTCAGGCCTAAACTCGCACCAATCAGTAGCGCATCCCCAATTATGTGCCGAGTCCCCAGGCTTAGCGTTCGTTACAATGGATTCTTTTTTAGCCAGACTCTCTGGTGTGCGGCCCTTATTCCAAAGGTCCTCTTGTTGTTTAAGGCTTCTGCGATTTGAGTATGGAGCCCAGTATGTGCCCGACAATTCTAAACACAACTCATCGTAGTAGGGTTTAAAATAATCCGAAACATTCTCTCCAGTAGAGGCCCGTCTAAACTCTGCAAAGTTCAATGCAGCTTTAATCTCCTCATCACTTGCCATCTTGCAAAAGCTCCAGGCGAGTGGTGACGTCTCTAATCTTATTATGTGCCTCATTGATATCCGCAGACATCTTCGGCACAGGTGCAAGTTTATCTGATAAGTGATCAATACGAAGCTTCAGCTCCATTATGGCAATGCTTAAGCCCGCAATAGCGTCCGTATTCTTTTCAATCACCTTATCGAGGACTTCTTTTTCTTTAGTTTGTTTCCCTTTGATATGATCCCAAACTTCTTTGGCAAAAAATGCTCCGACAAATCCAAGTATTGCAGTAATGATTTCTAGATTTAATATCATAACTCAAACTCCCCACTTATCTTCAGGCAAAGTGTACGCCATTTTAACAATAGGGTGATTCACGCCGAAATAAGCCTTGAACATATTCCCTAGTGACCCCCACTTGAGAACCATCATTAAATTCCAAAATGCAGATACGACAATTAAACTCATACGAACTATAAATGGTTGCTGATTGCCATCGAGATTCAAGCAGTAAAGTCTTAGCCATGTTAGATTGTTCTGTCCTGGATCACTTTTGAAAGCATTGATTGTGACTCCAATGATTAAATGAATGAAGCCAATGATCTCAAAGCTTCCATTATTTGCGAGCATGTAAAAACAAACATCGCCTGGTTGCCTCTGCGCTTTAATATCAAACTTCTTTGGTTCAACGTTATTAAAGTTCCACGAATTCAAAACACCATAGCTAATTATTTGTTGAATGAAACTAAACCCAAATATCTTTGAGATCGCAGCAATGCCTATATAGTTATCGTGGCGCTCGGCCTTCTCTGGCATCTTTTCACCAGCTGGTTGGCGATTAAATAAACCTCTATGTGGGAGTCTAACGAGTCGCTCAATGGTAGTTCCGAATTCAAACTGTCTTTGATAAATTCGTTCTTTCAGTTTTGCTAAATGCGATAAAGCTAAAAAGTATGCGAGAAATAAAATACCGTTGTCGTTCTTTACAGTCTCAAGTCCAAGTTGATCGTGTATTGGGAACTCGGTATTCTTATCCTCATCTTCTTTTGAAACTAGACGAGCAAGTCCATTCTCTGCAGTCCATGTTCTTGAAAACATTTCATCCCAGATATGGATTTGATCGTCTAAGCTCATTAGCCGATTCTCTTTATAGATGCGTTTGTATTTGTATTTATCGTTAAGTTATTTACAGAGTGATTGGCGGTTGTGATAAATCTAATCGTAATTGTTTGGCCAGCAATTAAATTAAATGTTGCAGTTCCCTGTAGGTTAAGTGGAATGCCCGTAGCGCCCGTTCTAACAAGATCGACAAATTGAGAACTACCCCCACCTAAAAATGAAAGTTCGTAATCCGCGTTTGCAACGTTTGTTGAGTTTACAGCCAGACTACAACTGACTTCGTATTTGCCTGCGGCGGGTGCCGTAAATGTATCCGTTCCATTCCAACTTCCATTGGTATCGAAGCCAAGCGAACCAGACGAAGTTGATACAAAAGTTACGTTTTGGAATGAAGCATTTGCAGTATAAGTTTGCGTAGCGCTCTTGCGTAATCCGACTCCAATGAAGTCACTCGCCGCAATCTGCGAAGGCCCTGGCAACCTTTCAATAGAAACGAAAGTTCTAGATCCATTGTTATCGATATCAAAGGAAGCGTCGCCAACCGCATAAATTTCTATCGTATCACCAGCGATACAAGGAACTGTATCTGATACATAACCAGACGCATTTGCCGCTCCAGCCGCAGCAAGTCGTCCCATATAACATTCAGCATATGTAGCGCTATTTTTTCTAATTTGTAATTGCGTATTTGTAACACCATCAAGAGATCCAAACACTGCTCCTGCGCTAACCCTATATTGACCAGCAATGGGCGCCGTGAATATTCCAGTACTAGAATTTAGTGCCCCAAATGTATTTATTTGAACGCTGTTAAATGGAATAACTTTACTAGCAACTCCCGTTTGAGCGGTTGTTAGAGTAGCTCTCGCTGCAACAGCGCGAGTATCTGCGTCTTGTCCTAATGTTGCAGTAGCGCCCCAGCCTACGATTGGAACAATGGCTTTTAAATAGATTGAATCGTTAATGGCCCATGTTATAGGCGAAGTTGTAGTGAAATTATTTGGCCCAGCGTTTTGCAGTGCTGAAATAGTTGTCGTCGACATATATGTCGTCTGAGAAGTATTAAAATTAGTTCCAGAATCTACATAGGTGGCCGACCCTAGAACTTTAAAAGTAGAAGTACCTGTAATTTTTGTCGTGTCTGCGACTAACCCAGTTGGCAATGACCACTGAAATGAGCCTGTTCCAGTTCCAGGAGTTCCAGAAAAATTAGTTTGAATATCCAATTCTACACTATCACCAACTCTACGCCATTGACCAAGATTTGTAGAATTTGTAAAAGCTAGACCATTAGTCGTTCCAGTAAATGATGGGGTGTACGTAGTCCATTGAGTGCTTATAGAACCAGTAACATTTTTGCTAGGACCAACATAAAAGTTATCAAACTGAACAGTAAAATTAGATGTTGAAGTCGTTGCAGAATAAATAATAAATCTATAGCCAGTGGCGTCCGAGTCAGCTTGAAACTCACTTTGATAAGAATAATTTACGCCTATGACCCCGCCATCAAGTTTAATAACAGACGGTTCAATAAGGCGGCCTGTCGCAGTAGTACGATACATGTAAACAATAAGGTCAGAATCAGTAGAACTTGAACCGCCAGAGTACGTGCCCGATGCGATACGATAATCAAATCTAATACTCTGCATACGCGCCTGTTGACCGCTTGGAATAGTAATTTCATAGCTAACTCCTTCTCCTTGCGTATTTGCAGCATTTAGTTTCGAGTAAAGAAATGAACCTTCGCCTTGGATAGGATCACTCGTCGTGCGCGTCCACGTGACGTTCGCACTAGGTGAACCGCCAGTGCCATCCGTTGGACGAGAGGCAGCGGTATCTAGAAAACGATTCCACAAAGTAATCTTGTCATTTGCGGTAGCTTGCTCCATGTAATTTGACTGGAACGCTACACCATCAATTGATTGTGCTTTTATTTTACGTGTTGTGCTCATGTTATTCTCTTCTCGATGTTTCTACCCAAACAGAACTATCCCAAAATAAGTAAAGAACTGAGTCTTCACCCATCTCATAGGAGCCATTAAGGGAAAGACCATTTCCGTCTTCTAATAAAACTGTGTTTGTATTTGATCTACCAATCAGAATTAATTCCTGACCTAATGTTGCACCAGCTGCTATCTGTGGATTTGCAGTTATATCATTTACGCCTGTAGCGTTTCCTTGAATAAACCAAACCTGTCTAGCATCCGTACCAGTGAACGAAATACCAGTACCAGCAACAACGTTTTGTGGACTAGCTCTAGTGCCCGTTGCAAGTAAAGCACCGCCGCCAGAACCGCCGCCGCCCCCTATCATTCTCCAGCGTGCAGTTGTTGTGTCGTACACAAGCAGTACTGCCGCCTCGTTAACGAAACTAAAATCAGATCCAGTCCCAGTCAGAACCCCATCGGCAGCGGTTCCTGCAGCGTCATCTAAAATACCAATATCAACACCAGTTGCGTTGAAGATTGAAATTACCTGCGGATACGAAGGAGCAGCAATGCCGTCTATAGAGACAAGCGATCCACTTGTTAAACGAATTATTCCTACAGCAGGATTTGTTAACGTCACCGAAGATCCAGTCGAAGCGTTATTTACAGAGTCTAGAAAAACAGAAGATCGCAACCTAACGGAACCATCAAATGTTTTATCTCCACCAAAAGTTTGAGCTCCAGTACTAACTGCACCTCGTTGAACGTTACTTGCATCAACAACATCAGCCGTTAAATCTAACGATTGTGTGTATCCAGCATCTTCTGAGAACGTTGGAATAGATGCCAGGTTATAAACTTCGACATAATAAACTCGAATGCTAACATTACTAACCATCGAATGAGCAGTCTCGGTGCCTGATTCACTTGTGTAATAGGACAATGTCCACACGCCAGAGCTCTCAGTGATTCGAGCATAAACAACCTGTCCACCGCCATCTACGATCGCAGTCTCATCCACATTACTTATGATTACGCATTTATTGTATGGGGCTGTTGTTACCACTCCAGCCACGGTGGAAGTTCCACCAGCTGTTTTTCCAGTGAATGAACCAGTGACAACTTCCGTAGTACCTGTTCCAGAATCCACTGTGAAAACTTGACGAACTCCCCTGAAGTAATTCAATCCAGCAAGATCTGATGCATCAATAGTTCCGCCCGATCCAGCTGAACCATCATGCGCGTGACCTACGGTTGCATCGAAAGCTTGCGTGAGTGCCTCGGCACGTTCTTTTAAATCATCTCCAGAAGTTCCAACATCGTTATTGGTCCACGTAGGAGTGACGTTATAGACACTACCAGAAGCTCGACCAGTAAATGAGTTTAGAGAATTTATTTCACGTTGTGCATTTATGACATCTGGTCCAGAAGCTGAATCAGCGTTCTGTAAATCTTTTTTACCAGTTGTGTTGTCATCTGCAGTACGGGAAACGAATCCTGTATTGAAAGTTGTTTGATTTGCGAGCTGCGAATTGCTGACGGTCAAGATGTCACCACCCTTAATCTAAGTTTGCCAGTGGAGAAGTATCCTGGCGCATTTTCTAATTCTTCTAATCGATATGAGGTTCCATTCCTGGATGCAGGAGTGGATTCTAAAATAACTTTTTCAAAAGTATTCGCATTTGATCTACTAGGCATGTATTCAAACTTTGCTTTTGTAACAATGTAGTTCATGAACGCGCGAAGATTTGCAACTCCATTTACTTGAGTCTCAACTTGAGTTTGACAATTTGGCTGAGTGTAATCGTTTGCTAATCGAATCGTAAATTCAATAAAGTTTGTTGTTCCGAAGGTGAATACTTGAACACGCCCACTAGCTGACTCGTTAACTACAGCTTCTGTTTTCTCTACAAAATTCTCAGACGCTATATGATTTATCAATAAGCTTTGTGGATAGTAAATCGATCCAGATCTATTTGGTCCAGTGTATGTATTTGATCCAGTATAGTTTGCAAGTATCGAAAATCCCATCATTGTATAAGCCGTGCTACCAAAACGAGTTCCAGTTAGCGTGCGAAGTGTAAAGTTCGCCGTTGCTGCTATTGTAATGAATCCAGTCGCTCGTGCGACAGTTACTGTATAGGCTTGTCCACCAACCGCATCCATGGCGCGCTTAATTTCTACAGCGTACTCCTCAAGTGAATAATCACCTGGATTAAGTGACGCTTGCAGTTCACCTGCGCCCTCGTCAAAGTCTATAGAATTATTCTGCGACGTAACCGTGTGACCATAAGTAAAGCTAGAAAATGTTGTTAAACTCATGTCACAGAGCTCCCGAGTATTTTAATTCCATTAGAAGATGCCGTTTCATTTATTACGTTAATAATCTTTAAGCCCATCTCGCGTGGATCACTTGTGAATACATCGTTCATGATGACTGTCACAGCTATACTCGGGCCTTGATTCTGTTGACCTTTTAAGAAGTCAGTTAAGTCTTCGTTTGTCTTTGTTGGGACAACTCGTTCACCTGGTGCAAGCATTGCTGGGAAGTTATCTGAGCTACCCATCCCAGGAACAGAATCGATACCCGTTGCTAGTGGAGTACTAGATATTTTTGCAACGTTAACAAGACCTGCAACAATCGCAGCTGCCGCGAAGATAGGACCAAGAAATGGACCTGCTTCCATAGCTTTATTTGCTGCAACGTATGTAGACACAGTGGCTTGCCCTATGGCAGCGGCTTTTCCTATTGCACCTAAAGTTTTATTTCCAGTAGAGGTTAGTGTTGCTAGATTGCCAAACATATCTTGAGCGCCTTTAATATGATCTTCTCTATCCTTATCTTCTTTATCCTTTTTTGCTTTTAAAACCTTTCCAGTCTCAACATCTTGTTTGGCTAATAAAACACTTCTCGCATCGGCTGCGTCGCTTTCACTCATTTTCTTGGCTTTTAATCCATCGTCGAACAACGATAATTCTTTCGCTTGTTTCTCAGCCAATAAGTCTAATTGAATTTGATTAAACTCTTCGTCGGTTATTACTTGTTGGTTTTTTAGGTTTATATATTGATCTAATTGATTTTGATATGAACCCTCAATGGTGCCCGCTTGATCAAGTATTGTAGTTGTATATTCTTTTGCTAAATCAAGGTGCTTCTGTTGTTCGTCGGTTAGCTTTATTACATTGTTGGTAGCTCCACCAAAAGATTTGCCTAGATTTTCTACAGACGCTTTTGTCGTATCAAATGTGACAACGCTATCTGTGAATCCTGTAACGGCGTTACTTATAGAAGTAAGCGCTTCATCCATTTTCGTTGTGCCATCTAAAGCAGACGCGACAACTTCTCTTTGTTTTGTGATTCTAGCTTCGAGCGCATTGTTCTGTTCAGTTAGAGCACCAACTGCTTTTTCGTCGAACGTGAATATACCAGATCGACCGCTTCCATTTTTTTCTATTGCCTCTAAGGACTTTTGAACTTTACTCTGCGCCTCTTCAAGTGATTCTAATTCACTAACAGCGGCACCAAGTTTTATTGCATTCATCTGAGAAACAAAAAACAAGGCGCCTTGTGCAATTACGTTGAACGCTTGAGCAGCTGGCTTTAAGGCGTCAGCAATAAATACTTTGAATGCTGGGGCAGCTTTTTCTAACTCGCGACCGATATCTTTTAATAATTTATTTAATCCATTAAAAGCAGATATTACCGCAGGATTTTGCGTAACTGATTTTCCAAAGACTTTTGTGACGTCCTCAAAACTATTACTAATGGCCTTGATACTGCCTTCGTATGTATTTAATTTAGATGCCGCAGCTCCGCCGAACTTCTCATTAAGCTTCTCAAGAACATTGGCCATTGTCTCGGCCTTAGTTGAACCCTCTTCGACACTGATACCGTATCTTTTTAGAGCACCAACATTACCCTCTAAAGCTTTCCCAACTATCTGAGCAGCTGAGGCTAAATCTAAATTCATCGCCTCTGCAAAATCTATCGTGGTCCTTGTGGCAGGCTTTAGTGCTTCCTCAGAAAGGCCAGTGATATTTTCTATCATCGTTGCGACTGTTAAAACAGCATCGTCACCGACTGTAGTCGTGTCCTGAATGCTTTGTGCAAACGCATCCCAATCATTTCTAGACGTGGTTAGTATGTTTCCACTGCGACTGAGTGACCCTAAAAGATTGTTCATCGCCACTTCGGATTCAGCTGCAGCCTTGATACCGTCTTTTATCAACGTATCGAATAATCCCGTAAACAAACCTATTGCTGAATCGATTGCTCTAGTAGCGAACTGGCCACCAACGAAACCAACCATTGAAGCCCATGCATTTTGGAAAAACGAAGTGTTCTTTGCTCCGTCTTTTGAAAACGAAGTGATAGCCTTTGACATTGATTGAGTAGACTTTTCTAAAGATACCTGAGCGCCCTTAAGCTGTGCTCTAAGTTCAGACGTTTCAGCGGTGAGTGTTACTATGAGCGTTTCTAATTCAGCCATTTACTTAATCCTCTTAAGGTAGCCTTCGAATTCTTTGCGGGACATTCCTTGAGTTTTTGGCTTTGTAAATCTGGCGTTATAGATCGCCCAGAATTCTATTGGAGTCATTTGCCAAAATTCACTTGGTGCTATTTGCATGAGTCCCATCCCCGTCTTCATGTATTCATACCAGGGCATACTACGAGACTCAGATTCGCCAGAATCTTGATCAGCTACTGTGTTTTTTTTTCAGTAGCTTCTGGATCGCCTAGAACGGCGTTCCTAAAAAACTCTATTATGGGCTGCACTATTGATGCGTAATTATTTTTAACAACTAAATCACCCAATTCATCAAACGATATCTCTGGCTTCTGTCCACGCGGTGTAGCCCCAACAATGCCGCCATAAAATATAGCAACGATATGTGTGAGCTTTATTTTCCCGTTATGAATTTCCTTAGCAATATTTAAAACGTCGCAATTAGCGCGAGATTCAATTTCCGCGAGTCCGTAAAATGAGGGCCGTAGAGTGAATTCCCTACCGCCCACGCTTAAATTGACTTCACCAATTGCGACGTTCGACATTAATTATACCTCTGTGTATGAGAATGCGCCCGAGCTAGACATAGACAAACTGTAATTAGATTCAGCGTTGTATTCTCCACCTTGCTCCATTGAAGTGATTTTAAAACAACCAGTCCAATAATCTAGGCTAGAAGTAACAATGATTTTCCAATTTCTTAGAGCTTGACTTAGGACGACCGTGCGACATTTCTTAAAAGTAATATCATCGTAAAAAACTCCGCTGCCAGATAAAGACATTGATCGTATTCCAGCGCCAGATAGTAACTCTTTAAATTGAGCTGTATCTTGGTTTGTAATGTCGATCTCTTCTGCGTTTAGAGTAATTGTTTTAGATCTAAGTCCAGCGATCGTTTGAAATTGCTCATCTAGTGTTCCAGTTCCGTTATTGGTTAGAGCAATCGCAGCTCCACCAGCGGTTAATGCAACTTGGAATGTATTCGCTGTAGCGCCGACAACATAATAAACCGTGTCGATTACGATTCCAGTTGTCGTTGTGATAACTGAAAAAGATACTGTGTCACCGTTTATTAAACCGTGAGCAGTCAAGTCCACTGTATCACCAGTGTCCGTGAAAGTTACAGCACCAGAAGCGCCGTTACCAAGTTGAAGTATAAAGTCTTTTCCACCTTGAGCTGTTGATGAATATGCCATTTAATTAATTCTCCCCTATTAGGATTCTAAATCGTGTAATGCCATGATAAGTCACGGCGTCCTGTTCCACAAGAATCTGCGATGAAAGAAATCTCATCGAGACGACTGTAGAGTCAGGTATTGAAAATAAGTTTTTGTGTAGGATTCTGTGTATGTCTTCCATAATACCATGTAGTGGGGCTCGGCCTCGGCTACCTGGTTGATGCCATAAGTGAATAATAACTGTGCCCTCAAACCCATCAAATGTGTGGGTGCCCCAATCGAGATAGTCCACGTCGCCTATGCGAATGAAGGGGTAGGCTTGTTTATCGGGAACGAAGTCAAAGACTCCAGTAATTTTTGCCATAAGTGTGGCATCGCCAGTGAGCTGCGCGTAAATATCTTTTTGAAGCTCCAGGCGAATGTCACTCATTTCTTTAATTTTAAAACCTTCTGAAGATTTTTGATAATTTTGTCACGAAATTTCGCATATGCAGGCGCCATGAAAGGACGTTCGGTCATATCCTTGGTACCGAATTCGAGCGCCGCAGCATATTCTGCGCCTGCAAATACTTTTCCAGTGGCTTTATCGGTGTCGATATCGAACTCAATACTTCTAACGAGCGTGCCTGTGTCTGTGTTAGGTGGCATTCCAGGGGCTGAGGCAAAGCTACCATCGGGACGCTCGTTGCCCTTTGAGGCAATACGTTGAATAGATTTTCGAGCTTCACCGTGAATAGCTAACACGCCTTCAGCAATCACTAATCCAGCATCTTTTTGAACGATAGCTGGATAGTCTGACAATCGTTTACCGACATTCTTTATACCAAGCCATTCGCCTTTAACATTAAACGCCATTAGGTTCCCGTATCCTCAGTGGTTACGAGCAGTAGGAATTCTTTAACCTCATCGGGAATGATTATAGATTTGATTTCAAATATACGTGAGTCAAAAGATACTCGCATAGTTGGCGTAATACCAGCGTAATAGCGCATGCGAATCTCATGATCTATTCTTGGTTCAATTCGTTCTGCGAAGTTAACTTCTTTTACAATCTTGGGTGTGAGTGACGCCCACACGGTAGCAAATGTGCTCCATACGGTGTCTTGCCCACCAGAATCATTAGGCGTGAGTGTGACCGTTTCAATCACTATGCGATGACGAAAGTTCGCAGGATTGAAAGCTGGGTCACAACACTTCATAATCTGTAAACCCTAAAAGCTTGTATCAAAGCTAAAGCCGTTTTTGGAATCGAGTCTTCGGTTTCTGCGCAACCACGATTGGAATAGAAGTATCCAACAGTTTGCATAATGGCTTGCCTGAGCTCATACGGAACGTCCGTTGCAGCTGAACCGTAACCGCATACAAAGCGAACGATCACACCATTGACGGTTCTTAAAACAGTTGATGGCCATGTAGAATTCAACCTTAAGGCTAAGCGCCCAGGTTCTGAAACCGTATCAACTTGATAGTCACTTGATGACATTAAATAGGCCGTATCATCCTCATCATAAGTGTTTAGCGAGGTAACTGACTGTAAAGGAAACAGTGGAATATTTATAAACTTAAACTCGTGCAGGTACTCAGATAGTTTCCCATCTGTGACACCTTCAGAGCGTAAAGAATCAAATTTAAATTGCGCTGGGAATTGATCTAAGAAAAGGTCCCAGGTCTGAGTTATTAATCTTCTCTTTGTGTACTTCTCAATTAAACGTGTAGCAGCTTTAATGAAATCGCCAAGCATGGCATCGTCAGCACTCGTATCAATTCGCAGATAGTTTTTTACGTCTGATACGCTTACTGGTTCCGTTGCTGGAGCTGTCACTAGCTTTAGTGCCTGACTCATTTTGCTTCACCTTCCGTGGTCTCCCGCGATCTTTGTTGAGAATTATTACGTTCCCAACTTCTATCGCAGCACCACTATTTATAAAATCATTTGCATCTTTTTCAGGGAGTTCATATTCCATTCCGCCATAGCACTGAATGTATCTCCCAGAATCACCGTACAACTGCGTGTAGTTCATGCGAACTTTTTTAGTCTTCATAGTCTTAAAAATATCAAATAAAGGAGTGGGCATAGTGTTGATAAAGTAACGGTGAGAAACTTTACTTGCAACACCACGCCCATCCAGATGGCCTATTTAACTATGCAGGCAAGTGAGCAGGCAAAAGAACTGCAACAACGCCGAGCGGGCAACCGTTCGTGTGTGTTCCAGTGTAGTTTGCAATCACTTTTACATAGCGCTTGTTACCTTTGTAGTTCACTTTGTAAACTGCATCGTCTTCAGCGGGATCATCAATAACTGCGAATGTTCCAGTGTTCGTTCCTGTAACAGCAGCATCGATATCAGCATCTGCGCAAGCTGCGAAGCCTGAACCAGAAGCGTCCGAGTGTTGCACTTCAAGTTCAATTTTAACTGAACCAGAAAGTGTGTCACCCGAAACGCCAACGTGAGCAACGAAGCCCACGCCGACAGAATCTTGTGTATCAACTGCAGCGCCAGTGGCGTCAGCTGTACGAAGAGCAGGAGCCAAGGTAGAAACCACGGCTAATTTATTTTTAACATCTTTTAATACGCTCATTTTATTTAATTCCTTTCAATTATGTTGAACATTTCAAGAGTTTGATAGCTTCGAAGTTTTTAACTCCACCGCCAACACGCTTGGTTGTATAAAATTCAACATAAGGTTTAGCACTGTAGGGGTCTCTCAAGGTACGGATTCCAAAACGATCAACGATTTGATATCCAACTTTGAAGTTACCGAAAGCGATAGGTAGAGCGTTAGCTCCGATGGTTTCCATATCGTCAGCTTCATAAACAGGGAATCCCATGATCAAATCAGGATTGCCAGCTGTTAAAGAAGGCTGCCAGAAGTACTGACCTTGTGTATCTTTTAATTTACGAACGGCTTTAACAGTCGCGCGCTCCATAAGGAATGCAGCACCAGCTTTGTAATTAGGTTTTAAGCTCATAACCAAGTTGATAAGACCGTCAGCAGTGTTAGCAGCTGAAATGTCAGCAGCAGCTCCAGAAACGATTTGTTCAATCATCTCAAAACCGTCACCAGCAGTGTAGCTCAAGATACCACGGGGTTTGTTAACTCCGTCGCCAGAGACGAATGCAGTAGCTTCCGTGCGTGCAAACTTCTCGCCAACTTTTTCAGCAAGCCAAGCTTCAACGTTAACAAATGCGTCATCCAAAAGCTTTTGTGAAGCTTTGGGTTTTGCATACATTTCGTGAGCAGCGATAACAATCTTTTTCAATTGTGCAGTATCAGTTTCAGATCGTGTTCCAACTTCGCCAACCCATGAAGCATCGACTTCATCAAGATCTTGAATGATCTCAAAGGTGTCAGAGCTGATTTGTTGAACAGCAGAAATCTGTCTCATTGGTGAAGATTCGAAAACCTTCTTAACAATTTCAGAACTCATTTCAGGCAATACCAAGTATCCACCGTCAACGTCTGAACCAACTGACAAAGCTTTAGCTTGCAGGTCAGCTAAATTATGTTCGTTACCCTTGCGGATAAATTTGCCATAAGCAGCTTTGTATTCAGCAAGAGCAGCAGATTCAGTGCTCTCAGAAGCTGAACCAGATCGGTTCATAGCAGTTTGCATTGCTTTAACTTCATTGCTGAGTTTTTCGATTTCGCTATTAGCTTTTTCTACAGACGCTTTTGTTTCAGCAGTCTCAAAGCCTTTAGTTTCAATTTCTTTTAATCGTTTATCGTTTAGTGATTTGAAATCTTCGAACGCTTTTGTAACAGCGCCCATTTTGGTTTCTAATTCCATTTTATTACTCCTAAGTTGTTAGTATTTTTATTAGATCGTTCATTGATTGCTCTATAACGAGCGGATCATATTCTTTATGTTCAGCGGCTTCAGTTTTCTGAAGTGCTTCAATTAACGCGTAGACAGATAGCCCACGCGCTTTTGATTCTTTAATAAGTTCGCCGATAAATTGCGATTGTGTGAGATCGGCATTCCAAGTTTTAGCAGCTGTCACCATTGCCTGTGTATTCATCGGGAATGTTACAACGCTGTATTCGTATAATTTAACTTCTTTAAGCCTGCGCACACTGGGACGATCTGCATCGGGCATGGCTTTAATAACGCCGTATCCGATAGAGAGTCCCATCGGAGCTCCGAGTTCTAAGGCTTGTTTAATGAGGGCATACTTTTCTTTTCCAAGGTTGCCTTCTAGATTTAATTTACCTTCGACAAATAAACCCTTGTCGGTCTCTTCAGCACGAACGTTCCAGCCGATTTGTTTAGCTGGATCATGGTCTGCGAGTATGGGAAAGATTCCCTTAGATTCTTTAATTGTTTTCTTAAAAGCACCTTAATCGACAATATCGTCACCCAGATCAATATTCCCGAAGGTAGAGGCAAAGCCTCGAATGATTCCTTTTTGTGAGTCAGCATCTTCAATTTTAAGTGAAAATGTTTTTATTTCTGGTTTCATCTTCTTTCAATTACCTTTCGAGTTTGACCGTCCACATCAATTGTACGGACGTTTAGTGCATTATGGAATATGGCTTCTTTTATTTTTGAACCGTGAATGATGCGAACAGAGAAGTTTTGTTTATCGGCAACCACTAAACCTTGAACCTCGAAGTGAGTTAGCTCCACGGATATTTCTCCCAGGGAATCATCCAGTATCTTAACCGCACCGAAACTGAGTCTCTTAACGATAGACCCATCTACCTCATACGGTAGGTGTACTTCTATTTCGTCAGGATTCGCTAAAACTTGAGCGGACCCAAATTGGTTCAGGATCTTTAATTTAATCGGCATCATTTGTTACTATCTTTCCTTCAAGGAAATCACCCTTTTCAAAAACCTCTTCAACTTGACCCACCATGTAATCATTTTTGAGTGGCATGTGTTCTTCGATGATTGGGCGAACGATTGCGTCAATATCTTGTTGTTTTTGGCAAGCATAGAACACGTCTGCTGAGCGTTCGTAGTCTTCGGATTCCTTATCCCCATCATAAACAATGTAATTTGCAATGAGGTATTGGACTTCGGGCATGAGTAGAGAGCGGTTCACATATAAACCGTTCTTTAAATGTAGCAGTTCCACTTGTTCAATCTCTTCAAGTGAATCATTTAAAACAGTAGCGATGACTTTTAAGTCTTCTCTACCATCAAATAATTGAAGATTAAGCGGTACCGTGTCCCCCACGTCGATCATATCTTTAATATAACTTGGATTAGACTAGCCGTCACTTGTGCTCAGGCGCAGTGATGGGTTGTTTTTGTGGTTTAGTCGCATCAAGTAATACCTTAAGCGCTAATTGTATCTGCGCATGTTGTGCGCGCGATAGATTAAGCTGTGATGTGACTTGATCAAGTAATTGAAGCGCTTGTTCTACACTCATGGTTGTTTTATCTCTCCCACTAATTTAATAGCCTGCAACAATAGATATGTTGGTTGTTTAACTGTTTTATTGAGCTCTAGTATTGCTAAAGCTTGCGCTTTTGTCATTATTGCCATTTAAACTTTTCCTTTCAATTAATGTAAATCAACCCAAGACCCGCCAGCATAAACTTGAAGCTTATCTGTAGTTGAATTGTAGACCTGCATGCCATTTACAGCAGTCAAGGCGTTGCGCTCAGATGTAGTCATGCGAGCGTTCATAAATGTCTTTGTAGTGGATTTAATTTCTAGTCCAATACTGGAGTTTGTAACTGTATCGTCACTTCCAGGAGTTCCGCCAATTAACAAAGTTCCATTGAAATAGTTATTCTTTCCAGGCCTATCATAAAATCCGAAGGTCTTTGTGCCTGGGTCTCCAAAAGGTAAATCAAATAGGTATCCGTACAAATTATTAACCGTTGTAACACCGTTTGGAATTGCTACAGCTCTACAAAGACCAATCTCATCTGCGGTTCCGCCAGTTGAAGAGGCGTCCAAGCTTAGAGCAAATAAGGCGCCATAAACTCTATCGACAGTTGATCCAGTCTGCATACCTAGCACGGCTGGCAAACCAAGAGCTGCGATTCCGATAAATGCAGTCGACACAGATGAGTTTGTTCCTATGCTAATCAAGGCTGCGGTGTTGACTGCGATAGTGTCAGCCGATGTTAGAGTGATGTTATCACCAACGGTTGGTTGACTTATCAGAGAGTGAACGCTTGCTGGAGTTCCACCACCATCGACCATTGTTTGTGATGCGAAGGCACTCAGTTTCCCAATTGATAAAGCTCCAGCAAAAGAGAGTGATCCCGTTATTTCAACATCACCATCTAGATACGCGGCTAACACTCGTCCAGCATCGATGCCGCCTGCAAAGCTATCTGGACCATCAGCCACTTGAGTATTGGACGCCGTTCCAGTGATCGTTGTAGTTACGGCACCAAGGAATGATGGCGTGGCATCACATGCGGCCTTAACTTGCGTCGCAGTTGATACTCCATTTTCGATTTGTATTGTTACGGCGTTTCCTAAAATAGTAACAACTTCTGATCCAGCCGTAGCGCCAGTTGTGAATTCCATTGTGTATACATTGTTGAATGAACCTGGTTGGTTGAATTCAAACGTCAAATCTTGAATGGTTACAGAAGCGTTTACTCCAGCATAGGGAGTAACGTTATCCATTGTGATATTAAGTCCAGCTGCATAGCGGGCACTTGTGATAGTTGGATTTACGTTTACGCCGTGGAAATACCCGTTGTTATTAAAGGTACCAAGATTTCCAGTTACATTTAAGCCAATGCAACCTGCGTTTCCAGTGAACGTCGTAATTGATGGTGATGTGTTGAAACCAGTGTAGTTATTTCCATTATTAATAGAGGCAATTACAGGACTTGCATTAAATGATGTGTGTCCAGGAGATGCGCATCCAATGTTTGATGAATCATAAAATGCGTTTGCGTATTCGCCAGTTCCAATGGTTGCGGATGCGTTTATGTTTGGTTGATACCCGTAACCTTGCATCGGTCCACTGATATTTACGTTTGCATTTACAGTTCCGAATCCGTAGGAGTAACTCCAGCCATTTATATCAATTGCGTCTGTACCGTTACCTAGAGAAAAGTTATTAATAATGAAATTCACTTCACCCATGTCAGATTTGTTTTGCGCTGACACGTAATGAGACAACATTTTAATAGCCGTTCCAGCTGTACCAATTGAAAAACCGTCGTCATCCGTATCAACGCTGAATTGATTATTTTGAAGTGTGTATGTTTCGTTTGGAGTGTTCGCTAAAGGATTTACATTTATTGCGTTGTCGTGAATAGCTATGTTTCCTGATCCAGCGTTTGGATTTTGCGTTAGTCCGATATCAAACCCGCCTGATGTTGTGTCTTTAAATATTCCAGGTAGTCCTTCAATGGTTCCAGAACCATTTTGATAAATAAGTTGATTGTTTGATGCTGTAATGTCGTCTTGTTTATTACCAAGGGCTGTATCTAAATCCGTTTGTGCGCTTAGGGTTCCAGTTATTGCACCCCACGCAACGGACGGTGCGGCGGGTTCGCATGGAAACTTAGTGCGAGACATTTCCGTCCCTTGAAATCTAATTTCAACGTTTGGAGCAGTTCCAACGCCAGTGACTTCCGCTTTAATTCTAATTAATAATCTATCCGTTAGATTCATTGTTCTATACGGACCCATAGTTGTGTGGGCTTTAACGTTTGTAGAGACTCCAGTGATTGCTTCTGTAACAGGAGTTGTTCCTAATAAGTATTGAGTGCCACCTACTTCACGAATATAGAATTCTGCGTATAGTTTACATGTTTGCGTGCCGCCCGTTTGAACTGCATAGCAATTAAAACTTAATGGACCTGCGGGTAGGTGATCTGCATTTGGATATCCAGAGACTGTACAGAATGATGATAAGTATTGCCCATCAGTAACTCCCGTGAATGACTCACTAGCACCGCCGCCTGCGGATATGGCTTTAGTCATCTCCAATCTTCCGCCGCCTAGATCAGATGCAGCACTTGTGAAATAATATGCCCCGTCACCGTCAACAAGATTTGTTAACTCGTTTGCAAGATCAACTTGATCGGTGAGTGTGCCAGAGATTGTGCCCCATGAACCGCCGCCCGATGCGTTTAGCGTTGTACCTGTGAGCGAGAGATTGGTTCCAAGAGTTATTTCTTCAATCACTCCAGTACCTGCGGTGCCACGACCTAACATTTTGTTAGTGCTCATTGAGTCGTCTTTTTTAAGACCGATAGCCACGCCTTGTGCGGTTGATACGGGTTTATTCATGTCACTTGTGTTGTCAGCGTTGCCGAGTCCAACTTGAGTTTTAGTTACAGCATGTGGATTTGCAGTATC